ATACGAGACATCAAGATTTAAGATTAGCGGAGCAATGTTGTGCTCAGACGCTATAACTTTAACCTTCTGCCTCCATGCTTCATAAGCATCTTCCCCGTGATTAAACATCTCTCGGATAGAACCATCTAGGTTCACACCGGATGCAACATCCGGGGGTAACGTGTCGCTTGCAGAACAATGCAACGATTTTGCAATGGAATTCACATCCAATGCTCCCATGTACACTCCAAGGTCAGGATTATAAACCGGCTTTCGCTTAAGGAAATCAATATCATCAATCTCCACAAGATCAGGACTGCTGTCCGACTTGTTCGCTGGCGTATAACCGATCCCAACAGACTTGAAAACGCGAGACAAATTATTAAAATGCATCACATGTTCGAATCCTTTCTTAGGTGCAAATAAGCTATCGTCTCCATAAAAGGTGGCATTGCAGGTGGTGGAGAAAGTTCCCCCACAACCATATTCATCGCGTAAGCGGTTGTAAACACATCGGTGGTAGAGAGAGTTGACTATTCCATTAATATAGACTGTCATATTCTGACCAGAGGGATTGCTCCCTGTCATCAGGATCATCTCACCATTGTATGCAATGACGGGATTGGCAACTTCATTAGCTATCATGTCCATCATGTACAAATCTTCCTTTGTGTAATCCAAGCACTCAGCTGCAATATCTTTCATAACACCGAACGCCGCTAGAATTGCATCGGCTGACATCCCCAAATCGTATTTGGAAAAATCGCCGGCAACATAGCCAGTTTCATCCCCGTTCTTTTTAATGAATGTAATTAGTTCATCAAAGTCGGGACCCGAAGCATTTATGCCTACAGCTTGTTCACTCACCAAAGGTAAGCGAGACAATATTGCTGCAACAGGCAAATAATACTTCCGAATTAGAATCTGTAGCGTAATTGGTGCACATGTAAATACACGCACTTTTGTGTTTTCAGTACCATCATCTTTGAATTGTTTTGTGATTTCGTCCTTCAATGAAGTTTTGAATGGTTGATAAGCACGTTTGCCATCACACAGTGTGGCACCTACGGCATTCACCTCCTCCCAAATCCAGGGAAGAAAATCAACTATCTCATCATTTTCTATGACGCAATACTTACTCTTAGCCCCCGTATAAGGGAAGCCTAAAGCACTCTTAAAATTCATTCGGTCGACAAAGCGATATCCGGGTTCACCGAACATCACTTGTCTTCCAGTCAATGGTTTCTTCAACGTGTGAGCTTTGATATCATCACTAAGAGATTGGTAAGCAGTGACAAATGTCTGCACATATTCACCGCGAGCTTCAAGCAGCTCACCCAATTTGAATCCAACCGGTTGATTGGACCTTTTCTCCAAGTCTAAATGATATGGTCTCCACCAGGGACGTGCCCGCGGTGGCCCAAAATTGTTTGGGATGCCCATCACTTTCGTGAC